CTCCCTTAAAAACAGGATTGTAGTATTGATGTATATTATTAGATGGTAGTAAGACTAATTTCTCAATATAATGTTCTGATGCAGTATCAATTTCTGCAGCTTCCCACGATACATAATAGTCAATTGTAGGAATACCTGAAGTTACAGGATGACCATGAGAAGTTACTTGTATAGGTGCAAGTCTCGACATGGCAAGTCGATGTGTCATAGTTGACATGGTCAGGTCTGGATAGAATATTATATCCAATTTCATTGACACTATCTGGTCTCTTGTATAAGAAAGCCACTTGGGAACATCTTCTACTAAAGGAAGAGTTTCTTTCTTTATTTCAAGTATATTTACAGTAGATTCCCATTTTTCACAAAAGGGTGATATAGGTAAATTTCTCTCATTTAGATATACTAAATCCAAAGCAAACTTATCTTTTGGTAAACGAGCAAGTGTTTCGCCGAAGTCACGTATCACACTATTTCCATCATATAAAAATGCAGACACTATTCCAATCTTTAGTATTGAACCTCTTTGTTCTTTTTTTACATTAGTATATTTAAGAGATGGCCATGCTTTCACCGCAAGCCTATAGTACTCGTATGTACTCCTGCGCCAATCTTCTTCGTATAAAGTCTCAAGATAAAAAGATGATAATAAACAGTAAACATAATCATCATTATCAGGATGTATAACATTTCGCAAATCCAAATTTTTGGTCAATAAATTTTGTATGAGATTCCTAGATTCACGCAAAAAAAAACTTGCCTCTTCAGATGTATTTGCATGTGCTGCTAAAGCGTATCTTAAAGTTGCCTTTTGTATCAATACATCGTCTCCACTTAAACGCGAGCTTGCTGACAAGTCTATGAACTGTTTTGCCTTTTTAAAATTTTTTTGTTGTTGGTACCAACGCCCAATCCATGCTGTAAGAAGCTTGCCTTTGGGTTCATCTATTGAGTAAGGTCTAGGGGTAGCATTTTTCGCAAGTGTCCTTTCTAAATATGATATACCTAATTTCTGTTGTTCAGTTGTCCTACCTTCAAGTAGTATTTTAAAACCAATGTTTGTTAATATGTCCACGTTAGTAACATTGTCATCAAGATAATAAGACATTGATTTGTATTTATTAATTTGTATTTATTAATTTTAGATTGGCTTAAAATTCATATCCGAAATTGTATCAATTAATTCTTCTGGTATTGGTGATTTTGAACGAAGTTCATCTCTAGCAACTTTATCCGGATATTTTTTTATTTCGTTTTCCAATTCAGATGGTAAAATTTCATGAAATTCATTGTTTGGTCCTTCTAAGTGATTTTCACTAATTATAAATATATTTCCACGTATATCTTCAAAAATACGACGAGAAATACCAATTTCATCAACAAATTTATAATCATGTGGTTCTGTGTTCAGATAATCTCGTCTTGCATTGATTACACGATTCCATAAGTCTCTTCTATTTCTTAAAGAAAGATCCATTGGTGAAATATACTTGGCATAAGTAATATATGGTCGATTTCTTCCTTGTTCATCTGTAAGAATATGTCTCGGAACATGTTGTAAAGTATTACTTCTAGTTAGTAAAACTCCACTACTTTCTCCAAATTGAAATCTAATAACTTTATAAAATTTACCTTCAATTAAATCCTGTCCAAGAACTTTCTTTCCTCCGCCATATTGATAATTTGATAAATTTCTACTAATATCTAATGGAAAACCTGCTAATTCATAATTTGTTGCTTCTCGAGCTCTATGTGCTAGAGTGGTAGCATCTTTAATTGCACTTAATGTTCTAATTATATCAAGCAAATGTTTGTATAGAATTTTTTCTCCAATTGTATAATCTGTATTATTTTCTAAATCATCAACATATTTCTCAGCATATTGAAGAAGATTTACAACATTTCCATAAGAATCAACACTTTTTTCATCTAAAGTATAGAATCCACCCCAATGCATATTTGCAAATTGTTCAGGAGTTACAATATTAATCGATCTTTTGAATCTTTTAAAAGAAGTATGAATCAATTCAATTTGTCTATTATCCATATTTCTCATTCTAGGTTCTAAAGTATATTTATTCCAAACATGAACATTATTGTTGTAATAGACCAGTTTTTGTGTAATAGAATGATAAAGTTCCTCCGTATTTGGGTTTTGTATGGCACTAGCAAATAAACGATTTTCTAAAAATATATTAATTAGTTCTTTAGGTTCAGGAATATTTGAACCTCCAAATTGAAATTTAGCTAATTCATTGCTAATATCTTCTGGAAATGATGCTAATTGATAATTAACAGACTCTCTTTTTCTTCTGTGTATATTTTTTGCACCCTTTATTGCTATTAATGTTTTAAATAGTTCCACTCTATGACCTATAATTTCAATTTCACTTGTCATATTATCAATAGCATTTAAGATGGTTGGATTATTTCCATGATTAGCATTAATCAAATCCTGTCTCATATTTTTGAGATCTTGTAAATAATTTTCAGAATAGGGTATAAGAGTAACAATATTACCATTTCCATCAACACTTTTTTCTGTCAAATCAAATTGATTATTGTAATATGCTCTTGCTATATGGTTTAAACTAGCATACGCACTATTTGCTATTCCTCCGATTCCTATTCGTCTAAATTTTTGAAATGAGATATGCAATAATTCCCATTTATCTGCTTGAGCATCAAGGTCCAAATAATACATATCGTGAACGGAAGGAACGTCATTATTGTATGGATTAAGATGAGTTAATCTGAAAAAATTAATTTTTACATTTTCTTGTTCTTGAGTATGAATTTCTGTTTTAATTTGTACAAAAGTATTTAATAATGTTTCATTATCTGGTGGAGCTCCTCCAATAGTTTTTTTTCTTGATTTTTTACGAAAGCTTCTATTTACATATATTCCCATTAATAGTAAGCATATAAAAATTAAATAAATGAGGAATAAGCTGATTTATCTAAAGTTGTAAGTAGTCTCCATTTCTCTGGTGAAATACATCCAATCGTCATTAATATATCTTTCCCTCCTTTCAATATAGCATATTCTGGACAATCTCTTTTTATGGAACATATAAATGAGTCTAGTTTGAATTGTTTTGGATTGTATTTACATATTTCTGTTATTGCATAATGACAACAACAATTTTGGAATTGCCACGTTATAAACATTTGATTAAATTCGTTATTAATTAAGTTTTTAATCATATTATAATGATTTTCACAGTGTTCATAATGCAATGTATATGGATTTGACATAAAACTCTTTATTTGATTTAAAAGATCCTCGCATAAAATTGGGGAAAGACAATAACATTGGTTAATCATTCTTATCTTTTATAATGTGTTTTTGTTTTTGAGACATAAAAAAATGTGTTAAGTATATGTTCCACAGATTGGAATATCTGAGTTTAAGGAAGATTGATACAGTAATTTGTCCTAACACTGGAAGATTTGGAAATGAAATATTTAGCATTATACTTGCAATTTGTCTATGCCTTGAATACAAGATAGGTTTAATTAAATTGCCACAGATTCCGTTGTATTATGATAAAGATGAAATATTTACATGGATTATAAGCTTGGAATCCCAAAGTGATAAAACATATGAATTTAAGATGAATCATTTTTGGACTTATAATAATTTAAAATTATTCAAATTAGAAAAGTATAAAGAAAAAGTAAAAAATCTGCTTTATAATACATTCTCATTCCCACAAAATAACAATTTTAACAAAAACATATTACATATACATATTAGATCTGGTGATATTATGCTGAAAGACAAAGGTTCTGGAATGGTACAACCACCGTGTATATATTATGAGAATGAGATAAAAAAACATAATTGGGATAAAGTAGTTATAGTATCAGAAGACACTATAAATCCTTGTATCAATTATTTAGTAAAAAAATATGATAATGTAATATATTTTGGAAAAAATTCATTGGAATGCGATATATACGAATTATTGTCAGCTACAAATCTAATGTGTGGACGTGGCACGTTTATTCCTACACTATCTATTTTTATGCCACATCTAAAAAAACTCCATTATCCACAAGATGGAGATGTTATACATAGTCATTATTTACTGAAAACATTTAATGGCGAAAAATGTATAGAACATAATGAATATGCAGAGTATTATAATGAGATAAATAAGCTTGGAGGTTGGAACTACAATGAGAATATTAAAAATCTTATGTTAAACTTCACAATTTAGATATTGTGTTTTTCTTTTTGTGATATAAAATGATGAATGGTATGGAATTTAATAGTGATGTTTGGATAGAGATAAAAAAATACAAATTTCATAGACATTTATGGGAAATACCTAAATATAAGAGATTTAATAAAGTTCTTGAAAAATTACCAAAATGTGGGACTAGTCCGTCAGTTATTAATTATTGTAAAACGCCTTCAGTTATAGTATCTACTTCTAATTTAAATGATAAATATGTAAAAATATATGAATATATTTCTTGGAATAAACAGAAAATATATTTAGTTACGTTCGTATGTATTCCTAAATCAGAAGATACTGACACTTTTATATTAAACGCACTAAAATCCTTACATTATGATGTATATGTACGATAAGTCTACCATCCAGCATAAAGGATGTCTTCCTTTACAATATTTGGTTCCTTTAGAAACTCAATAATACTCTGACGAGTTCCTATTAATTCTGCATTTTTTGCTTTTTCCAACAAATCCAATTTATTACATTTATTAACCAAGAATGTTGGATACGTTTTAAGATAATCCCATTCATAATTAAGTTTATAATGCTCTACTAATCTCCTTTTACTCATAATTTCATAATTATTTATTGGTACATTTTGGTGTACATATGTAAGACAGCATTTATCCCACCAATTTATAATTTTATTCACGCACTCATTTTCCTGTTTATATTTTTCATAAAATTCTTTGCATGTATTTACAAATTTATTACGATTATAAAGATACAAAATATTCACAATATCCCAAGGTATTGACATTCTATATTTATACTTATTCAAATCAGTTTATCATTTTTTTCTGAATAAGTTCTCATTTAATCAGCAATAGTGAAACACCCAGTCCTACAATTGGGAGTCCCTTATCGCTATAAAAACACCACATGTCACAAATTCGAATGTTTTAAATCGCTCAGATTTTTTTTCTTACATACGTTTATACAATGGGAGGAGGATTGATGCAATTAGTAGCTTATGGTGCCCAAGACATTTACCTTACCGGTAACCCTCAAATTACCTTCTTCAAGGTAGTTTACCGCCGCCACACAAACTTCTCGATGGAAGCCATCGAGCAAACCTTCAACGGTTCGGCCGATTTCGGCAAGCGCGTAACATGCACTGTTTCGCGTAACGGTGACCTCATGCACCGTGTATACCTTCAAGTCACTGTCCCTCAGGTCACTGTTGCGGACAGCTTGACCTTCCGTTGGCTTAACCACCTCGGTCACGTACTTGTCAAGTACGCCGAGGTCGAGATTGGCGGACAACGCATTGACAAGCACTACGGTGACTGGTTACACATCTGGAACGAGCTTTCGCAAGAAGCCGGAAAGAAGGTTGGTTACGCCAACATGATCGGTAACGTACCCGCTCTTACCCAACTCACCACCGGTGACGCGGCCACTTCGGTCGTCCCAGAAATGGATCTTTACATCCCTCTTGAGTTCTGGTTCTGCCGCAACCCCGGACTTGCCCTCCCTCTTATTGCTCTTCAATACCACGAGGTCAAGATTAACATCGAATTCCGTGCCGCCTCGGATTGTTGCTTCGGAACCGCCGGCTCTGCCGGTCTTTCCCTCGCCGCCGCTTCGCTCTTCGTTGACTACATCTACCTTGACACCGATGAGCGCAGACGTTTCGCCCAAGTCTCGCACGAGTACCTCATTGAGCAAGTTCAATTCACTGGTGACGAATCGGTCTCGAGCGTCAGCAACAAGATCAAGCTCAACTTCAATCACCCATGTAAGGAACTTATCTGGGTTGTCCAAAAGGATGCCGTTCTCCTTGACGCGGCCGTCGGCGGAAAGCAATGGTTCAATTACACTGATGCCGAAGATCTCACCCCATTCAGCGGTAACCCATCGGACCCATATGGCGGAGATGTCGTCCTTGTCGCACCAAGCGGCGCGAACCAAGACACCGCGTCCTACCCAAGCTCCACCGGTCTCACCAGTGGAAACGCCGTACAATGGGTCAGCAAGGACAGTGGTTTCAACCCTGTCTTCTCGGCCAAGCTCCAACTCAATGGTCACGACCGTTTCTCGGAGCGCATGGGCAGATACTTCAATCTTGTCCAACCTTACCAACACCACAGCAACGTACCCAAGACTGGTATTAACGTTTACTCGTTTGGCCTTAAACCAGAGGAGCATCAGCCATCGGGAACCTGTAATATGTCGCGTATCGATAACGCTACCCTTCAACTTACCCTCACCGCCGCCGCGGTTTCGGGTGATGCCAAGGTCCGTGTTTACGCCACCAATTACAACGTTCTCCGCATCATGAGCGGCATGGGTGGATTAGCCTACTCGAATTAAGTGTTTTCGCTTATTCATTACATTCTTGTAGCAATGTTGTAAAAACTTAATAAATTTTTAAGTTAAAAATGTTTAACTTTTATAAATTATAAATTATAAACTAATATGAAAATCCCTATAATTCTTATAGGGTGCCTCTGTATAGCATGTAGTCTGCTATACTACGTATTTCATTATCCATCTCCCAAAAAATCGAAACGATTGAGAACAGATCAATTGTTATCATTAGTTTGTACACAAAAGCTTGGAACGAATAATACACCGATTTATATAATTGATAATTTTTTATCAAAAAAAGAATGTGCTGAGTTAATTAAGTCTTCTAAACCCAAGCTTGAGCCTGCAACGGTTGTTTCTTCGACTAATTCTGATAATATAGTGAATAATGAGAGAACTAATAAAACAGCTCATTGGACAGAGGAGGATATCGAAGTAAAGATTAACAAAAAAATTATAGATACAATT